AAAAATTCAGCCTATTCAACTGGCTCAACGGAACTATACTATATAGTGTAAGGCTACCGTTAAATTATATAGATCAAGAAATCGGTAACAAAAACGAGAAATCGGTAGCAAAATATTCATCCGGTTCAACTGGCTCAACGGAACTATTTTTTGTGTATTCAACGGAACTATTTTTTGTGTATTCAACGGAACTATTTTTATACCAACATACCATCATCACCATCATACCATCATACCAACATACCATCATACCAACATACCATCATACCAATATACCATCATACCAATATACCATCATACCAATATACCAATATACCAACATACCAATATACCAATATACCAACATACCATCATCACCATTAAAAAATATTTACTTACTTTACTTACTTTACTTACTTTACTTACTTTACTTACTTTACTTACTTTACTTACTTTACTTACCTTACTTACTTACCTACACACACACCACTTACCTACACACACCTACACATACACCTCAGGATACATTTCATTCAGTTCATCCGCTGTAGGCGCACGCTCGTTTGACCGCTGGAATTCTACCACACGACTTTGAAGACTACTTATCTTATCATTTGACGACACCATTGACGACACCAGAGGAAAACCAACACATTTACCATTCTTCCGATCAATAGTGACATTCTTGGTAGCATCTCATTAAACTTCTTTCAGAACAACCGAATATTTTACAAGTTTCTACTTGATTTTTAGAATGGGATAAATAATATTTAACTGCTGATAATTTATAATCACTACTTTTATGCGTAGGCATTATAATATAAAAATATTTTTAATTAAGTAATTTATTTTTTTCAAGTAATTGTTTAAAGTCTTTAACGTCTCCATATACTCTAGAAACATTTTGATTTCTAATATATTTATCAAATATAAAATTATTTAAATTTTCAACTTCGTCTGGTAAAGTTAAATTATAATCTTCATTATTATTAAATAAATAGACTAAAACTTTAAAATTACACTTAATATTTAAATTAGTATCAAATTTTATCATATCTTGATATAATTTTTGGTTATTAATTAACCCATCTTTTATTAATTGTGTATGATGTAAGGCATATAAAAAAACAACTTCATTATTTTCATTAGATATAATATCCATAAATCTTTTTCCTCTTTTATTCATGACTTCAATTAATGTTTCTTCAGTTTCTTCTACTTTATCTCCCATATTATCATTTACATTTTTTAATAAGTCATGATGAAAAAATTGAACGTAGTCATAATCCTTTGAAATAACTTTTCCTCTATGATTATAAATTAAATTAGTAGTAAAGTTAGAAAAATTTGTATTAATTAAGTTATTAACATATTCAAATCCACGATTACCGTTACACATTAACCAGTCAAACGGTAGTGATTGTTTTCGTAGATTTAATTTTTTCAAATTACCAGAAGGGTGACAATACGGACCAAGTGAAATAAACATTTAATATATATATATATATTTATAAAGAGCAAATTTTTAATTTCATGTCGGTGTTTTAAATGTTCAAAGGTGTAAAACATTTTAATCAAATATAAAAAAGTCAAATATGATTTACATATTTTATTTTTTATTTGTGTTGTCCCATTTTAAATCTTTAATGATGTAATATATAATCGTCTAATTTTTATATACACGATTATACTCATCATTACTGACATAACGCATCTGAACATTCTCATTTTCTTCATGTGTATCGATCAATACCTTAAACGTTTTTTTAGGTCTACCGCGCGGTTTTGGCTGATCATTAATTTTAATAAGAATATGGTTAGATTTTACATGGACACCCTTTTTATGAAAGTATTCCAATATGTTTTTTACAGTTTGATCCTTTTCATTATCATAACAGTTTGCTAATTCGTGAATTATATTAAGGATATCTGACATGGTTAATTTATAAAGTTAAATATCAATAATAATAACGTCAATTTTTTTTAACTTTATTTTTACACAATAATGATAAATAATATAATATAAATGAATTATTTTATATTATTAAACAATTGATGTTTTTATACTTCACATATAAATGTGACGTTATGTTGTAATCTATTCATTTCTGGAAATTTATTTGTGAAATTTATCCAAAAACATTGGAACAAATGAAACATTATTTCGTCACTGGACCAAGGGAAATATTTTGATGCGATATTCGTAAAAAACCATATTTCAAACATTCCTATAAATAATATTAAAGTTATATGATGTATTAGCATCTTTATAATAGACTCTTTATAAACATATTTAATACCAAGTGTGTATACAAATGATATTAAATTTATTATTAAAGCCATCTCAAATGATTTGTGTTTTAATGAACTTAAGATTTCGGAGGCGGCTTCATTCGCTGTTTCATCCGAATGTTGTAACGCAATATATGTACTATCTATTGATTGGTGTTTATGTACTATAAATTCTATTAATGGATCATAAAATATCTGTTCACGGAAGCTTTGTGCATCATCATATGATATAATATCTTGTACACTATCTGTTATTGAATCTAATTGTTCATAAAACATTGCTTCCTCCATAATAATTATAAAATTAAAAAATAATAATGGCTCTAATATAGATAGTAAAGATAATTGTATTAATATATGATTTATTAATATCATTGTGAACTTTAACGTATCATTATAAGTACATTTTTTATCATCATCCTCATGATCATCCTCCTTTTTCTCTTCCAATTTATCACTATCAGGTTGAACTATTGTTAAATTATCTGCTGAAAATTTATCTCTATGTATTATTGAACGAATAATTCTCGAAGGGGATAATGAATTCCATTTAATCGGTGACGTTGGCGTTCGTTGACGAATCGTAGTTAATTCCAATTCAGATTTATATGTTTGGTCTATGATAGCATCAGTCTCTAGATTTTCTATATCTATATCTTCAAAATAGTAATCATGATCTTTTTTATTTTCCATTTTGTTTATTATTATTATTATGATATATTTAATTATTTTGTTTCAAATAAATATACTTTATTTTTTTTTGTTTTCATTTCCAATGGATAATACCATTTCAGCACTATATTGTTTACCTGTATCGTCAGTATAGTGAGAAATACCATTAGTTTCATGCAATGTAAGTTCAATCTTTTTTCTGGCATTTAATATTTCATGACCAATTTCACCATGAGGGGTGCCTTTTAAATGAGTACCGCAAAACATATCGCTGTCTTTTTTTCTCCTTGTACACTGCAATCCGTCAGCACGCTTTGCTCCACATCTATCATATTCAGGTACATGATTCTTCACACGTTTTCTTTTTGAAAAATCTTCGTCTGTGAAATTCATCCTCGGATATTCTGAAATATAACTTACCAACTTCAGTTTTAATTCTGGATCATTTACTTCAGAAAGTTGATTCACTATATCGTCTTTGAAAACGTTAAAATATCCATTTATTTTCTTCTTTACTCTATTTTCCATAATAATATAATACCAATCATGTAATATATTATTTCAATTTTCTATATAAATAGCAAATTAAGTCTTTCTAATTTTTCTAGTTATATTTTCCTTATCTACTACATCTCTATTATTCAATATAAATTGTGTAACATCATTGCTTCTACTATTTGTTTGATCAGTATCCTTATAATATTTTTGTAAAATATTTAATAGACTATCTTTATTCAATGCTTTTTTTGTTTTGCTTTTTTTGTAACACAATTGACCATCATTAATGTCTAAACATTCTATTTCGTTTGTTTTCATTACATTCATCAACTCTAATGATAAACTTTTTTTTTGCTCACGTTTTTCTTTAGCTAATTTCGCAAGTTCCCTCAAATCATTATCTAAAGAAATCCATTTTTTTACAGCTCCTACTAATTGATCTTTTGTTTCCATTATATAATAATCAATTTAATTTTTTATATGTTTTAAGGCAAACATATATTATATTTTTGTATGGCGTTTGCAATATTCATTTCCCTTAGAATTTGCGTTACACGGGTCTCCTTTTCGGGGTCCACATTTAATAACAGCGGTACATTTATGCTGAACTGGTGTTGCTGTAATATATCTATCATGCTGTTTACAGTATGTTCCGTGACATTCTTTATCACATGTATTACCTTTTCGTTTCCCTGATATAAATTGGTAACTACATATATTAGGTTTGAGTGTATACTTATCAGGATAATTCACGCCATATATTTTCTCAACGTCTCTAAGTAGAGGTAATATTCTATTCTGTATATTTCTACAGTAAGGACACTGCATTTGTGATGGCGTTAATGATAATGAACTATAATTAGATTTATATAATTTCTGTTTAGTTACTTCATATAATATAGGTAGGTAGTTGAATTCATGGTTACATAATAATTTAATACAATCCTTTTCTAATCGTTCGTGTGTAATTAAGCAGGTTTTATTATTATTGGTATTATTATTGGTATTATTATTGGTATCATCATCACTACCATCATCACTACTATCATCATTAATCATATCGAAAAATATTTTTGAAATGTTTTTTCTTACTTTATTCATACTTTTTTGTGTATCCATTGAATATAAAAACATATATTAATCTCTTTATATAGATTATATAAAGATATGACAACCACTGAATGGGGCCCTCATACATGGAATATGTTTCATACTTTAGCAGAAAAAATTAAAGATGAATACTTTTGTGAAACCAAACTTGAATTTTGGAATATGATTAAAAATATATGTGGAAATCTACCATGCCCGTATTGCGCCCAACATGCTAATGAATTTATGTCAAAGATAAAAATAGATAATATTAAAAGTAAAGATGATATAATTAAAATATTGTTTGTTTTTCACAATAGTGTAAATGAACGTCTAGAAAAACCAAAATTTGATGCTACCAAATTGCGAGAACAATATTCAAACAATAATACCATACAGGTATTCAATATTTTTATGAATCGGTATCGTATTGCTAGTAATAGAGGAATGCAATTCCATAAATCATTACAATCCAGGCATGTTCTTTCGCAATTTGTTAATTGGTTTCAACAAAATAATTACAAATTTAATATGTGATCATAACCTATACATATTTTACGAAGTTATCTCCTTTATAAAGCGCACACATGTAATCGTTTTCTTCGTCGTTATATACTATTTCATTTGATTTATGTTTCATTAAATCATATTCTAACGCATTTAGGATGTACATATATCCTATAGAAAATGTTATACCAATAGCCATAAAATAAAGTATTGATTGTAAATCATACATACTATTGGATAGAGTGTCAGATACTCTTGTGCCTAACATTGTAGCTATTATCATAAGTACTATATAATATAGTAGATTATAGTGATGGTAACCAAATATACCAAATAATCCAAATGCTATACAAAATGTGTGTGTGGAAATTTTTACATCAAATCTAGGTATTAAAAAATGTATGAGAAATAGAATGATGATACCAACAATGTGGAAAATATAGTACGTATCTGAATACAATATATACATTCCTGCATACATTCCAATGTCACTAAAATCATTCAAATAGCTTAATGTATTTGGGTTCATAATTAAGTATATACTATAAGCAAATATTTTATAATATAACTTAAATTACTCAAAAATGAATTAGAATATACTAAAACATATCTTAAAAAAAGTGTTTATATTAATATAATAATTCTATAACTTAAACCTTCCACATACGGATCATACTATCCACACCCGCAGAATACAATTTGTTCTCGTGAAGAGTGAGAACGTACACCGGGAATGGCCCTGCGTTACCATACTTAGAATAGTAATGCCCCCTCCAAGACACTACTTGTTCGTAAGTGTATGTGTTCCAAATGCGGATAGTTCTATCCATACTCCCAGAATACAATTTGTTCTCGTGAAAAGCTAAACAAGTCACCTCTTCAGTATGCCCTTCCAACTTGGCTATTGTTTCGTAAGTTTCTGTATTCCAAACACGGATAGTATTATCCTGACGCCCCCCAGAATACAATTTATTATCATGAAAAGCGAGACTCAGGACGCAATCAGTATGCCCTTCCAAAGACGCTATAGGTTCGTAAGTTTCTGTGTTCCAAATATGAATAGTTCCCAGGTTATCCCCCCCAGAATACAATTTGTTTTCGTGAAGAGCTAGACATTTCACACTATTATCATGCCCAATCAAAGTCGATATAGGTTCGTAAGTTTCTGTGTTCCAAATGCGAATAGTTCTATCAACACCCCCAGAATACAATTTGTTCCCGTGAAGAGCGATACAAATCACACTATCAGTATGCCCGTCCAAAGTCGCTATAGGTTTGTAAGTTTCTGTGCTCCAAATGCGGATACTACGCTGGTGATGTAGAGAAGCATACAATTTGTTTTCGTCAAGAGCGACATTACTCACATGACCAGGTACCCTCAGAGTCGCGATTGTCGCGTGAGTTTCTGTATTCCAAATGCGGATAGTATCATCATAAGACCCAGAAACCAATTTGTTTTCGTGAAGAGCGAGACAACCAGAACCCACAGCATCATTATGCCCTTTCAACGTCGCTAGTTCTGTGTATTTGGGTGTTTTTAGAAAATCTCTGAATAAATCTACATTTATTATATTTTCCAGTCCTCGTTCTCTAGCAATAAGATTTAACGATATGCAAAATTGGTATCGCTCTTCAACAATCTCGTTCATTTCGGTAGTGCGGGTCATCGTTTTATTTATTTGATTTTGTAATCATAGAAAAAATGAAAAAAGACGTCAATTTTTCCAGACGAAGTTAAGCAACCATCTTTAGTTTTATAGGTGCGTGATGTTGATAATCATGTATCTTGAAATCTTCAATAACATAATCATTAATGTTTTAGTAAAAGACATAAAAATTTTTTATTATAATTATGTATCAATATGGATAAAGATCAAATCATTAAACAACTTCAAGAAGAAAACTCTTTACTCAAAAATGAATTAGAATCTACTAAAAATCATCTTAAAAAATATACTGCACCTGCTAGGAATAAAAACAGATATAATCCAGATAAATCAAAAGAATACCAATCTAAAATTACTTCTGAAAAAAAGAAAGAATATGCAAGACAAGCTTATTTGAATAAAAAAGAAAAATTAAAAAAAGAACATGAAAATGAAAATATTTAGGAGTTTTATATAAAATGCGTGTTTTTATATAAAAAGATATCTTTAGGGAATATATAGAAATGAAAAAAACCATTGGTGTTTATAAAATCTCAAATAATTTGTGCCCTGAAGGTAAATATTATATCGGGTATTCGTGTGATATTAACCGTAGATGGTGTATACATCGTTCAACACTTAAAACATATAAACATTGTAATATTCGTATGCAACGAGCATATGAGAAATATGGGTCTGACTGTTTTACATATGAAATTTTACAAGAATGTGAAACAGAAGAAGAAGCAAAAAATGTGGAACTTTCTTACTTAGAAGATTTGACTATACGAGATAAATTATATAATTTACATTATAATAGTAGTGGTGGCGATTTAATGACCTATCACCCGAATAAAGAGCAAATTATAGAAAAAATTAAAAATACAATAAAGGAAAATATAAGTAAAATGTCAAAAGAAGAAAGACAGAAAAAATGGGGACAGCCAGGAGAAAAAAATGGGATGTATGGTAGAACGCTTACAGATGAGGCAAAACAAAAATTATTAATTATTAATAAAGGTAATACATATACTCTTGGATTAAAAATGTCAGCCGAACAGAGAAAAAGAATGTCGGAAGCTAGAAAAGGTAAAAATACAGGTGAAGACAATCCTTTTTTTGGAAAACATCATAGTGAAGAAACACTGAAAAAAATTCAGGAAACTAAACAAAAGAACATAGCAAAATATGGACGAACACTACCAAAAAATACAAGAGAAATATTAATAGATGGAAAAACTTATATATCGGCATCAGAAGCAGGAAGACAATTAAATGTATGTACTGCTACTATTTTACATCGTATTAAATCTCTTAATTCAAAATTTCTTGGTTACCATTATGCATCCTGATACTAAACCAGATGAAATTATGCAACCATCTTTAGTTTTATAGGTGCGTGATGTTGATAATCATGTATCTTGAAATCTTCTAATACATAGTCATTAATGTTTTCTCTCTTGTTTAAAATTTCTACTGTTGGAAAAGGATAAGGCGTCCTTGTTATTTGCTCTTTCATATCGTCTAAGTGTTCCGCATAGATATGGCAATTTCCTCCATAATGAATAAATTCATGGGGTATTAAATCACAATGTTTTGCTAATAAATGTACTAAAAAGCTGTAGGAAGCGTAATTAAAACTGGCCCCACATGCAGAATCCAGTGATCTTTGATATAAACAACAACTTAACTTGTTACCATCAATCACATTAAATTGAAATAAAACATGACAAGGTGGTAAACATCCTCCATCTAATTGTTCTACATTCCATGCACTAATTACCATTCTTCGTGAGCTTCGTTGAGCAGGGTCTTTCAAAGTATCTATTACTTGTTGTAACTGGTCTATACCTTTTCCCGTATAATCAGCATCACAACCCTTATATGGTGCATTCCAGTGCCTCCACATGAAAGAATATAGCGATCCAATATCTCCTTCTTCATAATGCTGTAAGCCTCTTGAATCTAAAAATTCACGGGTAGTATTCGCATCCCAAATATGAACTCCAACATCGTTTAATCGTTTATTTGAAGTATCTCCTCTAATAAACCATAATAGCTCTTTAAGACAGGTTTTCCAAGCAGTTTTTTTAGTAGTAAGAATAGGAATCTTACCATTCTCAAGAGAGAAATGCATAGCTGAACCAATAGCAGTTTGAACGGCACCATTCCTGCCCTCTTCAAGAGTGCCATGTTGCATTAAATCTTTAAGCAAATTAAGATATTGATATTCTTCGTGGTAATCGGACGTCTGGTCTCTATCTTTGTATTTATTTATGTCAATTGCGTATTTCAACATTATAATAATAATGTAATGTTATATTTAACTATATTTTTGATAATAATAATTTTATTTCTATCAAAAACTCCTAGTCCTCATAATTAATTAAATTTTAATATATCTATAACATAGATTTCATTAATTGTATTTCCTTTTCTTGCGTATCAATTATTTCTTTTGCTAGTTCTTTTATTTTGGGATTATTTGTTTTATTATAAATGTTATGAGTAGTGGTTAATGCGGTAGAATGGTGAGGTATCATTCGTTTCAACCATTGCTTATCATCAACTAATAATTGTTGTCGCAATAATAATATTGATACGCTAATAGATAACATAATTCCAATAGAGAAAACGAATATATTAAAATGTCCCATAGATAAGTAATGAACAATCTCGTGCGCCCACATCATATTTGAAGCCATTAATAAACCACCATAAAATAGTGTTTGTGATACATATAAGTCTGTGAATCTATATGCTAAAATATTCATAGGATTGAATAGCATACCAATAATTACCATTACGATAAACATAATTATTTGTCTTTTATATAAACTATAATTCATTTATATAAAATACCGAGATAAAAATATTCAATCATGTAAAACACTATAAATATATATGTTTATACATATAAATGCAAAGTATTCCTTTGGAGATTGAAGATATTATTTGGACAATGTATTGGAAAGATATATATACAAGAAAAATATTGAATGAACTAATGATTCCAAACATTTTAGATCTTAAGATAAATACATTTGTTAATAGATATTGTTTACTACCAGCACGTTTATTTGATGATATATTTGTACATTATTTAAAAAAATTAAATAATGACATTCGCGTTTTAGTTCAATCTAAACCAGTAAGTTATTTATTTTGTAAAAACAGCGACTTGTGTTTACAATTTTGTTATGGGTCTTTGAGTAATGTAGATTCAATCGTATCTACATTGAAATATATATGTATGTATTCATTATCATGCTATAGAATTCACAGATTTTACGTATTTAAAAGATTTCAGTACTTATCAACTAACGCATGAGAAAGTGCCTCTTCAATTGTTTGAATTGGATAAAATTCAATACCTTTAACTAAATCTTTATCCCCCCATTCTTTATAAAAGTCATCAAAATCTCTTTGGTTTTCTTTGGGAAATAAAAATGTTTTTACACCAGCAGTAATTCCTCCAAGAATTTTTAAATCTAATCCTCCAATAGCAGTAACATTACCTTGTAAATTCATTTCTCCGGTAATAGCCAGATCGTTTTTGATAGGTATATTATTCAATAAACTATAAATACATGTAGTGATAGCGGTACCAGCAGAGGGACCGTCTTTAGGTACAGCACCTTCAGGGCAATGGATGTGAATACCCTGCGTTTTTGTATCCTTGAACTTTTTTAGTAGCGCCTTTTTTGTTTTATCAGATGTTAATTTCCATGCTAAAGATCTAGCAACAGACATACTTTCTTTCATTACATCTCCCTGCATTCCTGTTAATCTCATATCTAGCATATTTGCGTTTAAAACGAGCTGTGTCTCAATTTGAATGATACCTCCCTTACCTAAGGCGTTTGCCCATAATCCATTAATTATTCCTGATGCTGGTTTATCGTGAATTAATTTAGGTGTAATAGGGTATCTTTTCTTCAGATATTTAGTTTTTACGAGATCTTCTGATAATTCAACAGGCAATACCAAATCATTTTCATTTAATAATTCTAAATTGATTTCTGATAAAATTTCAAATATGATTTCTTTCAATTTACGTACACCGGCTTCAGCTGTGTAAGTATCAATTATATATTTAATCACATCGTCATTTATATCAACTAAATCATTGAAATTTTTATACCCCATTTTCTTTGCGTACTCTGGTAAGATATATTTATTGGTAATGATGATTTTTTCATCAATTGATAAATGTTTGAATTGTACTCTATGAATTCTATCCAATAGAATGGAGTCCATTAAGGAAACATCATTATACGAAAAAATAAACAATACTTTAGATAGATCTAAATCAATGCCAGAAAAGTATTTGTCTTGAAATTTGTCATTTTGTGTAGGATCTACTAGGTGAGTCAATATGCCTATAATTTCTCTTCCCGTTTCTGTTCTACTTACTTTATCTATTTCATCAATAAATATAATAGGATTCATACATTTTGATTCCATCAGAATATCTACTATTTTCCCCCACATCGATCCAACGTATGTATAATTATGACCATCTAATGTGCTCCCATTTGATGATCCTCCAATAGCAATGAATCCAAATGGCCTAGAATTTCCTTCTTTATCTTTGAGACATTTTGCTATTCCTTCCTTAGCTAAAGATGTTTTACCAACTCCTGGAGGACCTTCAAACCCGAAACAATATCCGCTTTGTTCGCCAGTTATCCACTGTCCAACAATTCTCGCTACCTGCTTCTTTGCATCTTCATGACCATATACAGAATCGTTTAGAGTATCCTGAACGTCTTTCATATACTTTTTAATTAGTTTGTATTCGTTATATATTTCCATATCAATATCAGATACATTTTTATTGGCAGATACATTAACAAGTTTATCGCGTATAGCAATATCAGTGGTGTGTGTTTTTAATTCATTGCGGGCTTCTTTTAACGTCTTAAACTCAATATTCAGTTGATCGTCGTAAGTCTCGTTATATTTTACAAGCATATTTTTTATGTTTGCTTTGCTCATAGAACCAACATCAAAAGATTCATTAATCTGGTCATTGATCGCTTTACAATATTTGATTATTTCAAACCCATTTAACTCAATGCCTGTAGTTGATTTTGTCATTTTATTCTTTACATTTTCGAGAACATTCATGACATATTCTTTTGTATCAATACCAAAAGGTATTTTCAAAAGTCCTTCAATATAACTGCGCGCTTTTGAACCGGAATCGTCACTTTTAGATCGTAACTCTTTCACCTTTGTCATTGCTTTCTCTTTGACAGTATCTGAGGTTTTCATCAAACATACACGCTGTTCAAGTGGTAATTTGCCTTCTAGATCAATATCTAATAATTTGGAGGTGTATTCGATAGTTGATTTCATAGCGTGTTTGAAATTTATTTGAATACACGCCGGAAGACTATTATACAACCTGGATTGTCCTACGCTATCGCCTTCATTTTTGTTATCAGTTGAAAGAATATCATATAACAAATAAGATATATATTGACATTCATTGTCCTTTTTATTCAACAATAATTGTATTAATATTGATCTCTGTTCAAACAAGTCATAATTCATAAAGTCCCTCGTTACTTTTGATAGTAGTTTTCCTTTCAATACATTAATATTTGTTAAATATCCAACATATAAATCATATATTTCATCATCGGTGTAAACCAATAGTTCTTTTAATGTTAATGAACTCAAATATATTTTATACATATCATTGTAATCAATACTATCTGGCGTATTTTCAGATATTTGTTGCTTACGCTTACAAAACATATTACTTTCCAAATAATTATAAGGAATATTAGACATCAGACAATTCAAAACAATAGTTTGTTCTAAATGTTCATTTTGAATGATCACTTTGAATCCATAAAGTTTGAGAATAAAATTACCAGACTCTACTGACATATCAGTCGCATCCAATGTATTTAACGTTTCAGCAATATGTATATCTTCCAATATATTGTTCTTTTTTCTTCCTTTTACACCAGTTCTGTTTTGTAAATTCCATGATACTATTTTATAGTTTAAAACAGATGAACACTCGTTTAATACTTTATATTTTTCAGTAAGGATTTCATTGTTCTGAATATTTGATTTGATGAACTCTTCCCCATAACATATACGTAACATATCTTCAATCTGCTTTGTTCCATTTTGTTTTATTATTGCGGATAATTTATTGTTAACAGTTTGTAATTGCTCTACAAGATTATTATAATTAATAGTAGTTTCACGTAACGACTTTTCTATCGTATCTATATTCGCAATTATATCTTCGAGTTCATTTTGAGCGACAACTATATCACCTGAGGAAATTAATCCTTTAGAAAGGTATTCCTGGAAGGTCTCATAAGATCTCTTAATTATTGATTTATATACATTGATTTTGTCTGTTATGACGTTATGCAAAGTATTTTCATCGCTTTCATTCATCATCGGCTATATTATTGTTATAGATATTAAATTATATCTAAATAACATAATTACATAGTAATTCTATATTAAAAACATGATGATATATTTAAGTATACTATGGGTATACCTAGCTATTTTTCACATATAATAAAAAATCATAATGCTATTGTCAGAAAACCAGATATGAAAGAATCTATAGATAATTTATACATTGATAGTAATTCAATTATATATGATGTTATACATCAAGAAAATTCTAATCAATTGTCTTTTGATGAAATTTTTAATCAAATCTGTCTAAAACTTGATATGTATATTCAGCAAATTTCACCACAAAAACTGGTATTTATAGCATTTGATGGCGTAGCGCCTGTAGCAAAACTTTCACAACAGAGAACACGAAGAATAAAAAATACTATCCTAAAAAATATGGAAATGCGTATAGCAAATAGCAAATTGAGCAATAATTGGGATTCAACACAAATTACACCCGGAACAAAATTCATGATTTCCCTAAATAAATTTGTTCAAAACTATTTCACATACAATACTAGGAAAATTAAAATAATAATTTCAGGTTCAGACCATCCAGGCGAAGGAGAGCACAAATTATTTGAGTATATTAGAACCCATGATCATATAGATTCTACTACGGTTGTTTATGGGTTAGACGCTGACCTGATTATGCTATCATTACTTCATACAAAATATTGTAATAAAGTATATCTATATCGCGAAACACCTCAATTTATTAAACAATTGGATAGTTCTCTGAATCCATCAGAATTGTACTTGCTATCAATTAATTTCTTGCGCGATCGTATTTGTATGGATATGAGCAATAACGCTGCTTTAGAAATTCAAGACAAAAATTCAATTATGTCTGATTATGTTTTCATTTGTTTTATGTTAGGAAATGACTTTATTCCTCATAACCCAGGAGTAAATATTAGAACAAATGGTATCGGTATAATCATGGATATTTATAGGCAATACTTTTCTAATGATAAATTTATTATAAATAAGGAAAATCAGATACATTGGAAAAATTTCAAAAAATTCTGTTCGTATATAGCAAATGAGGAAAAAAATTACTTCATTCATGAACATAAATTAAGAGACAAACTGGAGAAAAGAAAATACAGTACAAATACAGTTGACGAAAAGAAATACAAGTTGAATATATTACCTAGTATCAATCGCGAAACGGAACACTATATAAATCCTATAAATGATGGATGGCAGAATAGATACTATAATACTTTATTTGATGTTGAATACAATGATATTAGATTGAAACAAATATCTTTCAATTATCTCGAAGCCTTAGAATGGACATGGAAATATTATTCTGAAAAATGTTATGACTGGAGATGGAAATATAATTATGACTACGCTCCGCTTTTTGAAGATGTTATTAAATATATACCATATTATACTCATGATTTCATTTCATTTTCTACAAACCCTCCCATCAACGAATTAACCCAATTGATATATGTTTTACCAGAAGAATCCCATTATCTTTTACCACCAAACGTAAAAGACATATTAAATATTAAGTATTCGCGATGGTTTGATAAATCATCAATTGAATTTAAATGGGATTATTGTAAATACTTATGGGAGGCACATTTAACCTTACCTGAGATAGATATTGAAGAGATAGAAACAAACTTTAAATGTTACATAAAAAATTGAATGGAATTAATACGTACAATAATAGTATAAAAATCCTCAATATAATGGTATGTACTTACTGTAATTGTAAATATCATATTATAACTTCATGTCCGGTTGATAATGAATTGATATGTATAATGAATTCACTACAGATCCCTAAGTTTTCAACATTCACTGTAAAACTTTTAAAAAAACTGTCGGTCCTTCATGATCTTAAATCAGGTCTTTCTAAATTACAACTAATAAATCAACTACAAAATAAATATAATGAAATACATGTTAATAATAGTATCCGTACGAATAATAACCATAACAACAACCATAACTATCATAATAACCATAACTATCATAATAACCATAACAACAACCATAAAATAAGTACGAGTATCAAGAGTATCAATAATATTACTGACAATATTGAGTGTATTGAATGTAATAATTATAATGAATGTAGTATTTGTCTAGAACAAATAGTATCAAATGATACATGTCAAACATTATGTAATCATACGTTTCATTTATCATGTATGATGAAAATTAAAAACAATTCGTGTCCTTTATGTAGAACCCAAATATTTGAACGGAGTGCAACAACAGATGGGTTATCTATTATAGACGTTGATAGCTATACCACCTCTTTTGAGACTATGACTATGGAAGATTATAATAGCAATTATAATAGCAATTATAATATTACTACTGACTGGAATGTATCAAATGTATCAAATGTATCAGACGTATCAGATGTACACGATATGTACATTACAGCATCTCTTCCATATCCTAATTAGTTAACAATTAACCATAAAATTTTATATTATACTATACTATAATGAAGTTGTTTGCTTTAAACCGCGTTAATATTTTAATTGTTCTGGTTATTGTATATTTTTTATTTGTTATAGTTATGTATTATAAAACATCTGTCAAAGAAGGTAATCAAAATAGTTTACAAGGAATGTTAGAGGATTTAATTACTGTAGAAGACTTTAGTTCTGATTCACGACCTATGGAACTTTAATAATATTAAGTACCTATAAAATAATTTATGATATATATATTTAGAAATATATCATATATTAGTGTATAATTATGGATAAGTTAATTAACATTGGATATTTGTGTAAAGAATTAGTTACCGATTGGATATCTCCTAACAGGAATGTACATATGGAAAATTTACTAGACGATATAACAATAGATACTCAATTTGAAAGACATTCAAAATGTATTGCTATCGCTACTGGAAATATATTTACTAATATACTCATATTAAATATAGATATTATCAAACAAATTACATACTATTTGAAAGACAATATACAAAAATATAGCAGTTCCACTTCAGGAGATGATTCTAGCGATTATTCTAGCGTTTATTCTAGTGACGGTTCTAGCGTTTATTCTAGTGATGGTTCTAGTGATGGTTCTAGTGATGGTTCTAGTGACGGTTCTAGTGATGGTTCTAGTGATGGTTCTAGTGATGATGACTCAATACAATCATTGACTGATTCCTATACTAATGTCGATACTAATGACGAAACAAATGATGAAACTAGCGATGATACTAATGACGAAACAAATGATGAAACTAGCGATGATACTAATAACGAAACAAATGATGAAACTAGTGGCGATGCTAATGGCGAAACAAATGACGAAACTAGCGACGATACTAATAACGATATGAATGACGAAACAAATGACGAAACAAATAAAATAAGTACGTATAAAGATTTATCATTATTGATACCTATTATTGAATAGGATCATGAATATTCGGTATACATATAATTTTTTAAACCTTTTGACATTTAAACACAATTTATAATATTTATTATAATATGAATCGTGTAGAACAAATGAAACAAATTCAAACCGAGGCATTAGAATTATTTGTTAAAAAAAATATTGATTATGGCGACGCATTCGCCAAATATGGAGTGATAGGTGTCTTAATGAGAATAGAAGATAAATTACAACGTTCCATGTCTATAACAAAAAATGGAGTAAATTTGGTAAATGATGAAGGAATTAGAGATACGCTAATAGATTTACATAATTATGCGGCAATGGCATTAATGTTATTAGATGAATAATCGTCTGGTTACACATTTTTCAAAGTATTTTTAATATGTTGTTGTTTTAACACCCATTCAGAATACGATATATTTTTAGTTTGTGTTGGTGGTGTTATAGCGCTCAAAGCAGTATCAACATACATTTCTTTTAACATTTTTCCTATTTTAAAAGAAGCCTCGTGTTGGTCTAGGTTTCCATCTTCAATTTCTTGATAAATTTCAATAAATTTAAACATGATTGAATGATCAAGAGTACCATTATTCAATTTATCAAAAATCTCCGAATAATTTGTGTGCAAAAAATGACATTCTTTTTTAAGCATAATAACATATTCTTCTCTATTATTCATATACAACTCTTTATGAGTTTCTTTAAATATAATTAATTTTTCTACATCGTGTTTAATATACTCGCTGTATTTTTCGTCTCTAATTAAATGTGTATTGTCTACAACATCCTCGTTTTTTTCTAAAATCTCTTTTAACTTTTGTTTATCTAAATGATCCATTATAATATACTAATGGATATATTTTTAAATATATTTTAGAACGTTTAGAAATAAATATAATATTCACTTTATTTATAAGGTATGGAAGTTAAACTATTGGGATTTATTTTCAGAGTAGAAGTTGTGGTTATATGTATAATTTTAGGATGGATTATAGGCGCCCATCTATTCTGCTCATGTTGCCGTGTTACTCCTTATGAAGGATTTGAATTAATCAAAGATTCTGTAGAAAACATGGTGAGTGAGGTTGTTAATAGTGCCGGCATTGATTACAAAATGAGTGCTGGTATTGAATTAAAAAAAAGTCCTAATAAAGAAGTAGTAGGGTTCATTGATGATTTTCAGAAACAACATGAAAATGTGGAATATTCCTCATCGTCATGCTCATCAAAAAAATAAGAATGTTATAAATTATTATCAAGTATTATAACATTTAATCATTTAATCGTTTTTATAAACGTTAATTTTCTAACAATACATCATGTTGAGCCCAGTTAAATTATTGGATTTTTTCTTAATGAGTTTGTCAACAATATCCTTTGTAACTGTAAATGGAAATTCCACAGTGATGGACATATCTTCCTCAAATAAATTTGTTCCAGGTTTCATAAGTCTATATAAATTCAACTTTGTGTATATTATTTCATAACACCTTTTCAGATTGCGAAGACCTTCCTCCTTCTTGGTATGCGTTTCAATAATATATTGAATAACTTCCTCGTCAAAGATGATATCATCTTCGCTAAACTTAACTTGTTCTCTGATTTTCGGAAGAATATGATTTCTTGAAATGATGATTTTTTCCTTACTGTCATATCCCTTGGTTTGAATATTATACATACGATCTCTAAGAATAGGATTAATCTTTGTAATATCATTGTAGCTAAATATAAACAAACATTTGCTCAGATCAAAATCAATCTCCGAAAAATACTTGTCATGAAATTGAGTGTTTTGCGAAGTATCTGTGAGATGGGTCAAAATACCAATGATTTCTTCTCCTTTTGGAGTATCACTCACTTTATCTAATTCATCAAAGTAAATGACTGGATTCATAGACTTGCTTTTAATCAATATGTTTACAATTTGCCCCCACGTACTACCTTCATATGTATATGAGTGTCCCTCCAGGAAGCTGCTGTCGGTAGCACCTCCGAGAGCAATGAATGAAAAGTCGCGTCCTAAAATCTTACTTATACCTTCTTTTACCATGGTAGTTTTTCCAGTTCCCATGGGACCTTGAATCGCAATTGCGCTACCAATGGCTGAAGGGTTAGTAATAAATTGTCCCATGAGTTGCATAATTTGCATCTTCGCATCATTGAGTCCATACACAGCAGTATCCAAAGTATTTTTAGCACTTTCCATAAATTCATGACATTTATCAACACCATCATCTACAGAAACTTCAAGATTCTTATATTTTCCAAAGGGAATACTCATAAAGGTATCAATCCAATTCTTGATCTTATAATATTCACCACCACCTGGTTCCATCATTTTAAGAGTATTAATTTTTTTGATGGCTGCTGCTTTGAACTCAGGCGGGATATCTGATTCGAGAAGAGAAATTCTATACGGTTTCTCAATTTCTACCAATGAATTTAGTTTTTTAACTTCAGTAAGAATTTTATTCTGTTCTTTCAAAGTCAACCCTTCAAAATATGAAACATCGTTCAATTTATTTTTATTTCTTAATTGTTCTCTAAACGATGCGTGATTTTTTTGTTTGACTTTCTTTTCCTTCTTATCTTTGTTTTTCTTTTTTTCGTTTAGCTTCTTTCGGGCTGCTTTATAAGCCTCGCCGTAAATATCACTTTTATTCGCATTATATAACACTTTCAACTCTTTTAATGTAATTTCATCCTTTTCAATCTCAGCCTCGAGATCCTTTGATACCTGCGCAATTGTATCAGACTTTTTATTTTTACACTTTCTATTCTTTTTAGATTTCTTATTCTTTTTCGTATCGGATTCTTCGTCTGGATCCGATTCTTCGCCAGATTCTTCGTCTGAATCAACTTCGCTGGATTCTTCGCTAGATTCTTCGCCAGATTCTTCACCAGATTCTTCACCAGATTCTTCGTCTGATTCTTCACCAGATTCTTCATCGGATTCTTCATCGGATTCACTATCATCCGACGATTCCTCATCTTCGTCGTAGTCCTCATCCTCATCCTCATCATAATCCTCTTCATCAAACTCGTCGGGATTAACAGGCTGTATAGAAAGAACATAATTTAGATGTTGCATATCTACAACATGTTCGTCGTCGTCGGAGTCGTCGGAGTCGTCATCGTCCTTTCGCTTTTTTCTATTCGATTTCTTTTTCTTTTTCGGGTTTACGGACTTTTTGCTGCTCTTTTTCTTTTTCGACTTTTTCTTATCACTCTTATCATAATGATTATCGATCTGAGAATTTAGTTTGGATGAAAACATATGTTCTACAAGTTCTCTGAATACCTTTTTATTTAGAGGCTTATTTCCGTATTTTTCATTCATTTCTTCAAAATCGCTATCTTCATCGCTAGAAGAATCATCCTTTCTATTTTTCACTGATTTATCGTTAGAACGTCCCATTATAATTTATATGTTTAATATTACATATATTTATTGTTTCAATTTTTTTAAATATATATACACTTATTATGCCTACAGAGAAAAAAAATAACAATATAGGAGATGATATAGAACGGGATGTATGCACTAATCGTAAATTAAATTATTTTGGATTGAAACACTATACGTATATAAACCAAATATTTGGAGATGAAACTATACGAGAAATCATAATGAAACTATTTTATGAAAGAATCCATTTGGATTTACGGGTTGAAATAATATCGGGAGATAATTGCCAATTTCCAGAAGGCGGAATGCATCATTATGTGTATGATAAAAATAAAAAAATACACATATGTAGCACTAACGAAGGATATCAAAATACCCACGTTAATAAGAACGATACATTATGTCAATCATATAGTTTATTAACGTTTGTAGGTGTGAATATTTGGAAACATAGTTCACCGAAACGACATAAGCAAAACCAAATGAAAATGGTTCAATTCTATCGTAGCTTAATAAAAAATCCGGCGTTTATTGATGAACTTAGAGATATTGAACTTGGTGATTTTGTTAATTATACCCAATCAAAATCAGAAAAAGTTCAATTTCCAACAAATATGTCAGTGAATAAATTAATAAAAAGGATAGAAAATACTTTGGATAGTTGGGAAAAATATGGATATAAATACTTTATAGGCGATGGAAAGTGTGATATTGATGTTTAAAATTTGTATTATTGTAAATATATTAGATACATTTATTATTATTATATATAAATCAAAATGGCTTTATATATACCAGAGGATGTTTGTACTCAAATAGAGTCATATATGAATTTATGTGAATCATGTAGTAGGTATAATATTTCTGCTGATAAAGTGTATTGTGATAATCATTGCTATTATATGAATAAAAAATTACAATTAAATTATGTTAATATGATGTTAACACTAAATGTGTTTGTAATATTATATGGGAATAATATCAGTATCATTATTTGTTTACTTCTTTTCATTATATCAGTTGAACAATTATTCTGAGATAATTCTGAGATAATTCTGAGATAATTATACACAAACCTTTTTGGCTACTTCGGATATAATTTTTTTATCTTCGCGTGGATCTTTTAATACCTCGTTAATAGTTTTCAGAAACTCGTCAGGATCCTGACTAATTTCAGGTAATGCTTGTATACTTTTTTTCGTTATTTGATCTAGTGCGTTTTTTAATTTAGGTTTTGCACCCTTATCTTCTTCCCATTTATCCTCATCTTTTACATATATAATTTCCTTTTTTATATCACTACAATGCATTGGTCGTTTAAATACATCAAGAGAACTTAACTTATCAATTAGAATATTAGACATTCCTCGTGTTTGACCTTGTTCTCCAATTTTTTCCATATCTTCAAGTGTAAGTTGAATAGATTCTATAAAATCTGTCATATTCATCGCGTCTTTACATTGCTCATTTAAAAATATGTTAATATTAAAATTATTATTATTACTATTTACATTTGTTGTAGATGTTGACGATCCAACGTTTGGTAGGATCTCCAACATTGTTTTTCGTAGCTCCTGATTTTCTTCTAACATTATAACAAACATATCTTTATAATCTATAGATTCATAATTAGTAGATAATTGAGATTTTTCATTAATATTATTTTGTTTTCCATTACATTTTCTTTTATGATTCCACAGTGACGAAGAATGAGTATAATACTTCCCACATTCACACGTGTATGGTACCGAACCTTTTGGAACCTTTTCCATAGTATTTATTCGTATTTTATGTTTAGCTGTACCTATATGTCTATCATATTGACTTTTTCTGACCGTTTTGTATTCACATACAGCACAATAATATTTGTCGGAACTTTTTGAACTTTTTTGCATCGTATTTATAGTATATTATACGAACAGAAAAAGTTCCTAAATTAATTTTTATAAAAATATATAAAAAAGTTATGGTAACAAACCAAATATTTCAAAACACAAATTAGAGCGTTATGCTCACAACCAACTTTTTTGCAAAAAAGAGAGATTTATTCTTCAAAATAATTATAAAATGTTAAGTATAAGTTTTATTTTTCATCAAAAAATGTCGAAAAAAAATAAAAAAGTTAAAATC